TTCTTCTACTGGGATCCGAAAGATGATCCAAGAGAGCCTGAATATTGGGAAGACTCACCTTCGGGTGGGTCTTTTTTTATGTAACTATATCTGTACTTTCTGTTGTTATAAGTCTATCGTTAATATATTGAGAGTTTCTATCATATCTCATTATTCTTTTGAAGTCATTTAAGAACATCTGTAGATATTGTCTTTTTAATGGTCTAATTTCTCTTTTTTTCTCATTCTTTTCAGTTTCATAATCGAAATTGGATACTCCAACAATAGGTGAAATTGTTTCTCCCACATATGTTGCTCCAGATCCATTTTGATATGTTTGAGTATCTTCATCAAATATTCCAATTGATGATGGATTTCCTCCAGTCCATGAAACACCTAATCCATTAAATTTTGTACTAGGACCGTCAATTTTAAAGGTGCTATCAACTATTTGACCTGCAGGTAAGATTAATCTACCTTTTTCATCTCTTACTTCTAGTGTTTCATAGTGATGGATTTCACCCATACCAGCAAGACCATATTTATTTTCAACGTATTCATATAATTCTTTAGATGATAATGGCCATTCATCTCTTAAGTTTGTTATACCACAAGATATGATCACAACATAATCTAAATCTGCTCTTCCGTAGATATCTTCAGCAACATTATCAGGTCTAGCACCATCTGCTACAATAAATTTATTAAAAACACCAGTCGTCTCAGATAACCAATCTAATATCTTATTTTTTCTAAAAAGATTTTTAATTATAATAAAATCTTTTGATGAGTTTTTATGTGATAGTGGTGATTGATACCTTACATTTGGTAATTCTCTTAAATATCCCATTAGAATCCTACTCCTCTGATATTTTCATTTGTATAATCTTCATTGTAAACTGGATTTGTTTCTTTAAATGTCATAGAGATTTTCATATGAACAGGTGTTGAATCTCCTCCTGGTCTTCCTGTACCATATGTTGCATAAGTTCCACTACCTGTATAATTTACAGATAATCCAGTTAATGCACATGGTTTGAATGAATTTAAAAATGGATGATCATATGAACCACTTAAATATCTCAGTAAAAATAAATCTGGTGAATTTAGAAAAATACCACCACCACTACCAAAACCACCTGCTTTATAATCTCCACCTGCTTTTGGAGCCATAGATCTTTTTAATTGTCTAATTATTTTTCTTGCTCTTTCACCTTCTGCAGAACTTCTTGGTGTAAATGTAAAATCAAATTTAAATTCCCTAAGAGTAACTCCATCAAATAGTAATTCTTTATTACCGTTTAATATCTTACCCATTGCTCTTGACATCACACTGTTTGGTGTTACGTTAGCACCAAACACATTAACTGCTGCACCTGCTAAGGATGCTCTAATAGAATTTTGTAACTCTTCTCCGTCTATACCAAGTCCTCCTTCCCCTAGATTTTGATTCTGAACAAGATTATTGTATATGGTTTGAATATCTCCTAATGTTGATTTTGGATCTTTCATCATATTAGCAGCTAAATCCATTCCTGCTAATGTAAATAAGTTCATTGAGTTTGCACCCCACTGAACTGCATTTCCATCTTGAACTTGTTTTGGTATTGGGAGTTCTACATAAAAATTAGTTAAATGTGAAAATGATGATGCACCATCTCCTGTATGGGAATTCAATGCTTTAGCTGGTCCTCCACCACCCGACATTTTAAATCCTGACAATGCACCCTTAAAATCCTTATCATAAATTCCTATATTTCCACCTGAGTTTTCTTTATCAATTACATACTCTTCTTTACCATCTACAGTCTCTGTTTTATAAGATAGATTAGTACCTGTATTCATTTGTATTCTATCTTCCTTCGATGGAACATAGGTTATTGATTGAATTAAAAAACTATCTTCATTACCTTTTGGAGCTCTTTTTAACGGATAACTCAAGAAAAAATCATATCCTGATTCTTTATCATGATTCGGACCACCACCTGTGTAGTTATTCCTTTTATTAGCACCTACTTGTGTTGTTTGTTTTGTTGAACCAGATGGCATTATAGGTTACTTTATTATTATCAGCTATTTATACGAAAATTTGCGAAAGGAATACCATCAAGATCAGAAAGTTCATTATCATTGATTTCATACAATCCACCAGGCACTTCATTCCAAGTATATTGTCTATGATCGTTCCAATGAAAATTGATTGCACGGAATCCCCATTCAAATATTGCAGTTACTCCTACTAAAGGATTTTGATCATACCTTATATTAGGTGTTTTTGGATTATATACAAAGACATAGAACTTTCCTACTTCAGGAATCTTTCCACCTTCATTTAATACACCAATGATTTCCATCATTAGATCATCAGGATCTTCTGTCCCGATTAGATTATCTCGTATTTCTCTAACTCTACTCATTTAATTCCTAGTTCTTTTTCAGTAACTACTTTAAATTCCCATTGTCTATCAGCACACCATTCTCTTGCTTCTTTCCATTTTGCCTGATTCCTAGCATATTCAAATGCTTCTCGCAAATATCCTTTAGTTTGTCTCTTTGGTTTTTTAGGTGGAGAACATTGTTTTAAAGGTTTTACTTCTATGACATATCTTTTTACTCTACCATCAATTTCTCTTACCTTCATATAAAAATCTGGAAAATATCTATGAGGTTTTCCATCAGGACCACGGTAAGGTATAATAATCTCTTCACTTGCCCATTCTAATACATTTGCATTCCTATCACAATAGATCATGAATTTCCTTTCCCACAATGATCTAAAGGTTATTGTTGTTGGATCACCTTTGTACTTGTGAGGAAAAGACGGTTGATACTTTCCTTTATAAGCCATCTAAATAGAAATGATATAGTAAGACTATTTAGAGTGTCAGCACCAATTCCAAAGAAAATATCGCAGATATTACCAAAGTTTCAGAATGTTGCTCAAACTTCTCACTACTTGGTTAAGTTTGCACTTCCTCCCAGTAGCTTAAGATCTTTTTTGAGAAAGAAGGGTATTGATCCGAGATTTCATACTGAAGATATAGGATTACTTTGTAGTTCTGCATCTTTACCTGGATCTACTTTTGCTACAGAAGTTGTAACTGGTGAGTATCAGGGTGTAACAGAAATAATACCCCATACTAGAAATTTCACAAGAATTAAGTTAGAATTTTATGTTGATAATGAATATAAGACACTTAAATTTTTAGAGCATTGGATGGAGTATATTACTGGTGGTAATCATGCTGGTAGTCCATTGGCAGATGCATATAATTTTAGACTGCATTATCCAGAGCAATATAGATCACAATTTACTCAGATAATTAAATTTGAGAAAAATTATAGACAATCTCTTGAATATACTTTTAAAGGTTTATATCCTCTTGCATTAGATTCTACAAGAGTTCAATATCAAAAATCAAATGTATTAAAGGCAACTTGTTCTTTTGCCTATGAAAGATATATTTGTGGAGAAGCAAGCTCACTTTCAGAATTTAATAACACAAATGAAAATACTGTAAGTCAATCTGCTAGTAGATATGGTAGAAAAGCAAAAAATCCTAATGCAGCAGTAATAAATGCTACTGCTGGTAGTAATAATCAAGTCCTTCAAGAAATTACTAACGAGTCTCCAGGATGGAGACCAGAAATAAATATGGACTTCTTTAAAACACCAGTAGATTCTGATACTTGGCATTTGTTTGATCCTGGTCCAGGACCTTAAAAAACTGTCCTATATACATATATGATTTGTTATAGCATATTATGCCTTTACCAAAAATTTCGACCCCTACATATGAATTGGTTCTTCCGTCAAGCAAAAAAAAGATTAAATTTAGACCTTTTTTAGTTAAAGAAGAAAAAATTCTTATTATGGCTATGGAGTCTCAAGATAGTGCTCAAATAGCAAATGCTATTAAGGATGTTCTTGAATCATGTATTATAAGTAAGGGAATTAAAGTTGATAAATTAGCAACTTTTGATATTGAATATCTCTTCTTAAATATTAGAGGTAAATCTGTTGGTGAAGAAATTGAAGTTATGATTACTTGTTCTGATGATGGTGAAACGAAAGTTCCAACTACTATTAATTTGGATGAAATAAAGGTTAAAATTGGTAAAGATCATTCTCCTGATATTAAATTAGATGATGCTTTAACTTTGAGGATGAGATATCCATCAATACAGGAATTTATTAAATCTAATTTTAGTACTACTGAAAGTATGAATGTGGATGATACTTTTGATTTGATAGCATCTTGTATAGATCAAATTTATTCTGAAGAGGAATCTTGGGCAGGATCTGATTGTACAAAGAAGGAATTGTCTGATTTTGTAGAGTCTCTTAATTCTAAGCAATTTAAGGAAGTTGAAAAATTCTTTGATACTATGCCTAAATTGTCTCATAAGGTGAAAGTGAAAAATCCTAAAACAAAAGTTGATAGTGAAATAGTTTTGGAGGGATTGCAAAGTTTTTTCACGTAAGTATGTCTCATGAAGATCTTGAGTCATACTATAAAATTAATTTTGCATTGATACAGCATCATAAATATAGCTTAACAGAGTTAGAAAATATGATTCCTTGGGAGAGAGAAATTTATTTATCACTTTTACAGAATTATATTGAAGAAGAAAATTTAAAAGCACAGCAAGCAAATGGCTGAACCAGTCAATCCAGTATTAGGAGGTTTAAGAGGTATTAGGAGATCTTTTTCTTCTAATTTCTTTACGACTGGTGGTGTTCGGCAACAGCAAGCCGATTCAAATACTAATGTAGTAGCAAATAGAAATTCTGTTTTATTATCAAATATTTCAAAACAACTTAATAATATAGGACAGCAAAATGTCTTATTAAATAAGTCTTTAGAAGTAATAAGTAGTAATTTAACTGCTAGTTCTCTTTTAGATAGGCAAAGAGATGCAGCAAATGCTGCGAGAGAAAGGCAGTTAGCAGAACAAGGATTTAGATCGTCAAAAGAAGGAGCAATAGAATCAAAAATTCAAGAAGCTTTATTAGCACCTGTTAAAAAGATTTCAGCTGTAACAAAATTTACATTAGGTAAATTGACAGCTGTTTTTGGTATTTTAGTAGGTGGTTGGCTGATTGATAATGTATTTGATTTACTTAAAGTAAATGCTGAAGGTAATATTGAGAAAATTGAAGAGATAAAGTCTAATATATTGAAAGGTCTTGCTATAGCAGGAGGAGTTTTTCTTTTATTTAATGTTGCATTATTTGCAATAGGTGCTACGTTATCAAAACTTTCTTTAACAGTAGCAACATTAGCTCTTAAGGGAATTTTTAAGAAACCTATATTAAGTTTAGGAAAACTTCTTATATCTGCAGCAGCAGGTATTCTTGGTCTTAATTATGGCAGACCTACTGGAGGATCGTCAAGTCTTCCAATAGCACCAGGCACATCAAAAGGTGATACTAAAGCAGGTAATGTGAGACCAAGCAGATTTTCCAGACCATCAACTTTAACAATGGCGATGACTGGTATAGATCAAAGTCTTGATATTGCAGAGGGTAGAGATAAATGGTGGGAAGCAGGTATAGATTTCTTTACAGGGATTTCTTTGGCATCTTTATCAAGACCAATGGTAAGTAAGATTAAACATCCTGTTGCTAGGGGATTGGCTGAAGCTTTATTGTATTTTGGTTTATTGAATACTGGTACTGAAATAAGACCAACAATAAAAGATAAACTATCTGGTAAGGATGGCAATAATGAACTTCCAGATAGGTTAGATGGTGAAAGTGAAAATGATTACTTGAAGAGAATAGGTGTTATGCCTGGTCAATTTAGTCCTATTAGTGAGGAGGATTTAGAAAGAGAAAGGCAATTAACTAATCAAAATATTACAGGGTTGAATGAGAATAATATAGGATCATTTTTAGATAAAGTTAAAACTGTTTCAGAAAAAGAAGATGAATCTAGTACTATAGATGCAGATATAATACAAAAAAATATAACACCAATTAAGAAAGATAAATCGGTTATTGAAGAAGCACCTGCAGATGAAACACCTGAGATACTTACACTTCCTCCAGTTACAGCTTCTGACATGGGAAAAACTATGAGTACAGTGGCTGCTGGTGCTCCTGGTGGTGGGGTTCCATCTTTATTAGCAAGAAATGATGATAATACTTATGTATATCTTGCATTTAAGCATTATCAGGTAACGCCAAGATAGTATGGATATAAAATCACTACTCAGTTCATCCACTAGTCTTAGAAATATATCTAAGTCTATGAATACTATGTCAAGTAGTATTGCTAAGAGTAGTCTTTTAGCTAGAAATATTGCAAAGGATATTAATAAAGATAATTTAGCAAAATCAAGAGCAATAAAAGATGATTCTTCATTTTTTGCAAAGAGAAGACAATTTCTTTTAAGAAAAAAAAGAGAAGAGGAGATAGAAGCATCTACTCCTGGTAATTTGCTAAAGAAACAGGGAAATGTTATAAAAAGTACTGCAAAAGGATTTTTAGGTAGAGTATTAAATTTCTTTGGTATAACTTTATTGGGATGGTTAGTTACTAGTTTACCTGCAATAATTAAAGGTATTCAAGGATTAATAAAAAGAATAACAGATCTTGTTTTAGTTCTTAAATCTTTTGTTAATAAAATTAATGATATATTTTTTATATTTGGTAGAAAATTAGATGAAACATCTGATCAATTAGAAATTTCTGAATTAGATGAAAATGCAATTGATATAAAGAAGAAATTAGAAGAAAGTGGATTAGTATTTTCTAATTTAAATCTTGAAGTAAATGATGCAGTTCGAGAATATGAAGGAATTTCTGAGGATTTAGATAATGAAGCAAAGAACATAGTACCATCATGCCCAGAAGGTATGATGTGGAGTGAAAATGAAGGACAATGTGTAAAAGATCCTAACTGGTGGGATAAAGTATATCAGTTCATGTATCTTGATAGAAGAACTGAAGATGGAGATGAAGAAGAAGATGATAATGAAGTTCTAGAATATAATATTGGTGGTATAGTTAAAGGACCAGGTGGTATTGATAATGTTCCAGCAAAACTGACTGCTGGAGAATTTATTATGTCTAAGAAAGCAGTTGATAAATGGGGAGTTTCATTCTTTGAATCATTGAATGCCATGAGTGGTGCAAATAATACTGGATCTATCATGGGTGGATTTGAAGAAGGTGGTGTTGTGGAGGCTGAAGATCTTAAAAATACATTAGTTTCTAATCAAAATAAAATCACAAAAGAGAAAGAAATTGCAGCATATGAAAAGAAACTTGCCGATGCAGAAATAAGACTGGAACAGTATATAATAGATGATGATGCAAAAAGAAAATCTGGAGTTAACAGATTTATTAATCATTACAAAAATGTAATTCGTTATAAGAAGAATGAATTGGAAGAGATTGAAGAAAAGTTGGAGATTGAGAAGTCAAGACAAATTATTGAAGCAACTGTAGGTAGTAAAAACTTAGAAGGTACAAAAAAAATATTAAAAGATACTGCAGAAGAGATAGAACCAATTGTAAAAAGTGCTGAATTTGAAAATCTTAAACGTGATGCTAAAGAAATAGTTGGTCAAATTTCTGGTAGTATCAAAAAGAAAAGAATAATAATTCCTTTACCTGATATGAGTGGTGGTGAAAATCAAGCAAGTTGTGCAGTCCCTAAATCTCATTCAGTCCCTGTTGGTGGGATGGTAAATAGTACTAAGAGTTTATATAAAAAATTAACCACATTAGTTACTTCTTATACTTAAATGGCAGCATTAGATAAATCAATATACGAAGAAATTGTAATTACATCACCATCTGGTAGAGATGTTGATGTTGCTCCTGGTTGTGTAATGATTGATTATTATGAGGATCTTTTTTCTCCAGTTATTACTGCTAAGTTGCAAATTGTTAATGAAGGTCATAGTATAACTGGAAAGGATGGAACTTTAGAATCGATTTATAATGGACTTCCATTAAGAGGTGGTGAGAAGGTATCAATAAAGATTAAGGGTAATAGTGATAATAATCCTGGATTAGATTTTACAGTCGAACAATTTTATGTAAGTAGCATTACTAATGTATTAGTCTCTAAAAAGTCAGAATCATTTAGTTTAAATTTAACTTCTCGTGAATCTCTTACTAATGAAACTTCCAGAGTTGGTAAAAGGTATCCGACATCTTCTAAAATATCAGAATCTGTAAAGGATATTATTAAAAATTATTTACCAACAAATAAAAAAGTTTTTTGTGATCCTACTCAAAATACATATGGTTTTATTGGAAACATGAGAAAGCCATTCACTACTTTATTGTGGTTGGCATCAAAGTCTGTTCCTGAAGGTGAAAATAAAGATAGTGCAGGATATTTATTTTATGAAACTAAATCTGGATTTCATTTTAAATCTGTTGATAGCCTTATTGATAAGGAACATAAAGCTGAGTATATCCATACTGAAGTCATGGCATCTGAACCTGCTAATGATTTTAAAATACTTAAGTATGCTACAGATCGGAGTGATGATATTTTAGGAAAACTTCAAAGAGGTTCTTATTGTAGTCATAGAATATTTTTTAATCCTTTAACCTTTAATTATACTGATCCAGCTAAGGGAAAATTTGGATTAGAGGATTATAAAGGTAAAAGTATGGGTGAAGAATATTCTTCTGATTTTGCTCAAGTTCCTAGTAGATTTATTACTGCTGTTATGGATATTGGAACATTAGAGGATTCTGATAGATTTAAATCAGAAAATGCTGATCCTATGTTATATCAATCTCAAGAACTTGTAAGATATAATTCTATATTTTCCAAAGAGTTGAGTATGACTATACCTTCAAATACAAACTTAGAGGTTGGTGATTTGATTGAATGTTCGTTTGTTAGGAGTTCTGATGAAGATGCACTTGATACTGAACAAAGTGGTCTATATATGATTGCAGCACTGTGCCATCACTTTGATACAAGTGGGTCATACACTGTATTAAATTTAATAAAAGATACTTTTGGACCTAAAGCAAAATGATAGAAGAAACAATATTAAAAAGTAACTTTGTAGGAAGAGATGGATTCAAGTGGTGGATAGGTCAGGTAGGTCCAGAAAGTTGTCAAGGTGATCAAATAAACGAAACAGGAAATGCTTGGGGAAACAGAATGAGGGTAAGGATTATGGGGTATCATCCTCAAAATCCAATTGAATTACCTGATAAAGAATTACCTTGGGCTCAAGTACTACTACCAGCAACTGCAGGAACTGGTGGTGGTGGAATGCTTAGATCTATTAGATTAACGCCAGGTGATAGTGTATTTGGTTTCTTTCTTGATGGTGATGACGCACAATTACCCGTCATATTAGGTGCTTTTGGTAGACCTTCATTTGATGAACCATTGGGACCTTATAAGCAACCATTCCAACCATACACTGGATTTACATCAGAAAACCCACCTAGTTCTTTTTTCATTAATTCTGAAGTTGGCGGTCAGGAAGGTGCTCAAGTTATTTCTTTACCTGTCGATTTACCTGATAAATTATGTAAAGTTTTAAATGAGAAAAAGTTAAAAAGTTTTGTTGGTGAATTTGGAGAGAAGATAGGTAAGCTTAAATTTAATAAAGAAAAATTGAAATCTTCTTGTATGGCTTTAGGTAGCATACTCGACATACCACCTGGAGATCTCTCTAATGCCAAAACGGCTATGAGGTTAATGAAGACTGAAACTGAGAATTTGATGGGTGATGTTAAGAAGATCAAAGAACAGTTTAATCCATCTGCATTTAAAGAGGAAATGTCTGGTTTGTTTGATTTGGATGAAGTTCAAGAAGTTGCAGGTGAATTAGAATCTGCAGCAAATGAATTAAAATCTGTATTTAAACCTTTTATGGAATCGAAGGTGTCTGAACTTGAAGGTAAGATGAAAGAACTTGTTGATATTAGAAAAGATGATGCTGTAAAACATTTAAAGGTATTGGGTGGTGGAATAGCTCAAGCTGCAATGGGTAATTTGACCGATGAAATTGCTAAGAAAGCAAATGGTGGATTGAAAAAAACATTTGATACGACTTTTGCTGTTGTATTTGCAGCAACTAAGAGTAGGTCTAAAGCAAAAGTAGCAGGTATTAGAGCACAAGAAGCATTTCTTCCAGCACTTAAATCTTTTAAGTCAGGTCTTCCATGTGTTCTTCAAAATGTGACTGATGGATTGGGAGATTCTATTTCTGGATTATTGGATCAATTTCTTGACAATGTTGATAATGTTACTGACTGTATTCAAACACAGCTGCTTGCTGGTGTTACAAATCAAATACTTGGTGGTATTACAAAAGGTATTATGCCATCTTTAGGTGGAATAGGTGATCTTTTAGGTGGATTTAGTCCTGGTGATTTTCTAAGAGGTAAGGCTCAAAATTTATCTGAGATTGCTGCTATCTTTGAATGTGCAGATCCTACTCCACTTTCTCCATTAGATGTTGAACAATTGGTTGTAGGTGGCGGACCAAGACAGGTAGTTGATTCTTTAATAGATGATGTAATGTCAGTTGCAAATAAAGCAGATAGTTTGACTAAGGGTTTGGTGGATTTAGGACAAGGACTAAGTATTGCTGGTGGTGGATTGGGTGTGTTTGATTTCTTAAATCCTAGTGTATCTGTACCTGGATTTAAGAGTCCACTTGGTGAATGTTATACTGGTCCTAAGTTGAGTTGTTCTGGTGCAAAGGTTAATATTTTTGGTAGGGGTGGTATAGGTGCAACTGCTAGAGCAATTTTTGGAAATAAGATAGGTACTGGTGTTGAAGCAGTTGGTAGTATTATTGGTATAGATCTAACAAGTGGTGGATCTGGGTATATTGGCAATCCCTTTGTAGAAATTGTAGATGATTGTGATAAAGGTTACGGTGCTGTTGCTCAAGCAGTCATTGATCAAGATAAAAATTCTCCTACTTATCAACAAGTAGTTGATGTTATTATGATTTCTATTGGTGAAAATTATCCTATTAAAGATGATGGAGAACCTGTTGTGGTCGATCACATTGTGGTGATTAATCCTGGAACTGGATATGATAAGGATGATGTGATTGAAGATTCCTCTGGTAATGAATATAAACCTTTAGTTGATGCTACTGGTCGTATTGTTACTGTTATTCCCCCAGACAATACTCAAACCAATGTTTCTGAAATTAATGACTTCCCTGAACTTACAATTAGAACAGAAACTGGTGAAGGTGCTGTGTTACGAGCACAATTAAAACCAAGACCAGATTATCAAGGTGAGATTAAGCAGGTTATTGATTGTGTTAGTTGAAATAAATAAAAGGGTAAGGTATTAGAATATGACAAAACAACCAAGTTGGCAAAAAAGACAGGTCGATTCTTTTGGTAAATTTAGAATTGAATATGGTACTCCTAGTACAAATTTAAGTGGTGAAAGAGTTTATACTCTCATGGCAGAAGGTACTGCTGGAAATTCTCAATTAGGTATGAGGAGTGATGGTCATTATGATATTAGAGTTGATCAAACTATCAGTATAGTAGGTGCTGCAAAGGGATCTACACCAGCTAAAGGAAATGGTGTAGAAATAAACTCTATTGCTGGTGGCGTTGCTATTACAGCAACTAAAGGTAAAATTACTCTTTCTGCAGAAAATATTGATATTATAGCATCTAATAATCTCAATTTGAAGGCAATAAAGGGTAAGATTAAATCAGAAGCACCTGAACATTATTTTGATGTGACTGATTTAAAAGTTTCTGAAAAATTTAAAGGTAATAATGTACCAAATGATGTAGTAGTTCGTGATGCTGGATTTCTAGCAAAATGTTGTAAAGGAACCGATGTAAATTTCCAACAGTAATATCTAATGGCAGAATCCGACAATTTTTCATCAATAAACGAAGGTAATAACCATAGAGTCAGTAATGTTGCTGAGTTCTATAATGATGTCCATGTTTATGGAAAATTATATGCTGATTTAGTTGGTGGATTAACTGGTGATGGTGATGGAACCTTAGAAGTATATAATTTAGATGTAAAGAATGATGTTAATATTGATGGAGATTTAAATGTAGAGGGTCTGATTGATACAGATTATCTTACAGTTTTTCAAAGATTAAATGTTGGTGCTGCTGGAACTATATTCGTTGCCATTTCTACTACTAACGGTAGAAATGGAGAAGGTCAGATTGGAGGTCGTGTAGGTGTAGGAACAACTCAACCTGCTGGTAGATTCGAGATTGGTATTGGTGGAGAAGGTTTAGATCCAGAAGATCCTGCAGATCCCTTTAAATCTATTTTTATTGTCCATCCAGAAGGTGGAGTAGGGGTTGGCACTACAGCCCCTGTCGGGAAATTCCAGGTAGGAGTAGATTGTTTAACTATTACTGAAGACTGTAGGGTTGGTCTAGGAACAACTCAACCTACACAAAGATTCCAAGTCAAAGATGGAACCCAAGGTGCTGTTATAAGTGATGCTGGACAAGTTGGTGTAAGAACTTCTACATTTGAAGGGACAGAAGTCTTTAAAGTAAATTCAACAGATACATGTTTTGTTATTACTGATGATGGTAATGTTGGTATAGGAAGTCTAAATCCTACTGCGATTGCTGGTTATAATGTTACTGATGGAATTGTAAAATTAAATGTAGAAGGAACAGTTAAGATTGATAGAAATATTATTGACTCTGCTGATTCTTCTG